GTCGACACCGAGCTCACGGCAAAAACCTCGGCCGAGGTGATCGCGTTCAAGGGCACGCACTGATGGATAGGCTCACGATCTGGATACTGTCCGGTGCTGGTGTGGTGTTTATTGTTTTGATCATGATGCGCCAATGACGCTCGATCCCAACGAACGACGCCGGCGCCAAGCGATCCTGCGCATGCTCGCTTATGCGGCGATCGTGTTTGCGCTCTCGGTGGTGGCGATCATTGCGATCGTTTCGTTGGTCACCGATCGAGCTCACGGTGCGAGCTTGTGCGAGCGACATGGCATGCAAAAGGTTTGGATCCGCGGCGGTCGATCCTGGCGGTGCAAGCGCGTGCGTGTATTCGCTGCCAAGTCTCGCGTTCGACAAGCGACGGCATCGAGCACGCAACCCATCGAGCCTATTGGCAATAGGCGTGATCCCTTGTCTGTGAAACTAGTTTCACAGGGCGATTTGTCCGAGCCATCCATCCGCCTGGTGCGCACCGTGCCGATCGTGCACGGCCTGACACCAAACGAGCGCATCGAGCGGGCTTTCGACAAGGTGATGCTTTTCCCGGTGGTCGACGAGCCGTGAGGCGTTTAACAACAGGCAACTAGTCGGAAAATATACGCGATGCAGGAGAGCCAGCTTCGGCAGGGGTTCTTGGGCCGGGTCGGGCGTTGAAATACACGCCACTCACACCCGCATCATCTTGGCGGGGCCGTCCCCGGCGGCTCTCTACGGTCCCGCCTCAAATGAGCCAAAAACCTGTCAAGGAAAATATCTTTTGACAACGTGAGACAACTGAGACAGATTTCGGCCCGAAAATTTCTAGTGTGGGCGAATGCGCCCAACACAAGGGCCCGCGCGAGCGATCGCTGCGGGCCTTTTGCTTTCGGGGGTACACCGTTCGATGAATTTCTATGCGCTTGCACGCTGGCGCAAGGCACGAGCTCAAGCCTTGTTCGATGCAGGCTATCGTTGCCAACAATGCGGTTGCTCGCTGATCGAGGATGATGCGAGTCCACACGTGCACCACCGCAAGCCTCGAGCTCGTGCACCAGCGATGGAGCTCGAACCCCTCAACCTCGAGGCGGTTTGCATCCGTTGCCATAACAAGATCGAGCCACGTCGTGCGATCGATCGGCCAATGGCAAACGATGATGGATCGCCAACGAATGCCGATCATCCTTGGCATGCAGACTTTGCGGCCAAGAAAGCAAGCAAGGGGGGGGCTTTCTCCGATTCCTCGCGCTCGGCTCACGAGGCGATGGCGGGACCTTTTCGCACGCATTGTTTTTGAAAAATGAAAACCGGAAACAGCACGGCGGTACAGCGCGCCGCGATCGAGCGGCTTGAGGGCAAAAAACGCCGTCGTCTGCCGTGGGAGCGCAAAGGGCTCTCGCGCGTCGAGCGCGTGATCGCGTTTCTGGAGTTCTTACCGATCACCAAAGGCATTTTGATCGGCAAGAAACTGCGGCTCTTGCCGAACCAACGGCGATTCATCGAGCGGCTTTATGGGTCGAACGACGTGCAGATTGCGATCCGCTCTGAGCCGCGCGGCAACGGCAAAACCGGCCTGGTGTCGGGGCTCGGGCTTTGCCATTTGCTCGGGCCCGAGGCCGAGGAGCGCGGCGAATGTTACTCGGCCGCGGTGAACCGGCTGCAGTCGAGCTTGATGCACGGCGAGATGGCGGCGATCATCGAGGCGGTGCCGGAATTTGCGGCGCGGGTGCGGATCCGGCGCGGCGGTCAACGGCGGTGCATCGAGGTGGTCGACGGTCCCGGCAAGGGCTCGGTGTATGAGGCGCTTTCCGCCGACGCGCGGCGCGGTCACGGCCTGGCGCCGTCCTGGTGGGCTTACGACGAGATCGCGCAGACCACCGATCGCAAGCTGTTCGACGCGTTGCGCACCGCGATGGGCAAGCGCAAGCGGTCGCTCGGGATCATCCTCTCGACGCAAGCCGCTGACGACGAGCATGCGTTGTCGCAACTGATCGACGACGGGCTCGCCGGCAATGATCCCTCGATCCTGGTCGATCTCACCGCGGCGCCGATTGACGCCGATGTTTACAATCCGGCGGTGATCAAGGCGGTGAACCCGGCGCTCGGGATCTTCCTCGACGAAAAAACCGTGCTGAAAGAGGCCGAGCAAGCGCGCCGTCTGCCGTCGGCCGAGAGCGCGTTCCGCAACCTGCGCTGCAATCAGCGCATCGCGTCGACGCCGGATCTGTTGTGCACGCCGGCGGTGTGGGCGCTCGGCAACGCGGCGATCGACGAGGCGATTTTCACCGACGGCCGCCCGGTACACGCCGGCCTCGATCTGTCGGCGCGGCTCGATCTGACCGCGTTCGTGCTGGCGGCCGAGGATGACGTCGGCCGTTTGCATGTGAAGCCGCTCGCCTGGACGCCGGAAAAAACCATGGTCACGCGCGGGCAGCGCGACGGTGCGCCTTATGAGACCTGGCACCGGGCGGGCGCCTTGCTGGCGACGCCAGGGATTGCGATCGATTACGATTACGTGTTCGCCGACATTGCCCGCGCCACCGAGCGCATGAACCTCACCGCGGTGGCGTTCGACGCCTGGAACATCAACACGGCGCGCCAGGCGATGGCGCGCGCCGGAATGTATCTGCCGCTCGTTCCGTTCGTGCAGGGCTGGAAAAGTTTTTCACCGGCGGTATCGGTTTTCGAGGTGGCGGCCGCCGAGGGGCGGATCCGGCACGGCATGCATCCGGTGCTGCGCTGGTGCGTCTCGAACACCATGCTGGTGCGCGCGCCAGGCGCACCGCAACAGAACCGCAAACCGGACAAGCGTCGCGTTTACGGCCGCATCGATCTCGCGGTCGCGATGCTGATGGCGATCGGCTCGCTCAAGGTCACGGCCGAGTTGCCGATCGATGTTTCGGCGATGATCGCCTAACCACTGGAAAGGCCAGGACATGCAAACGAACGTCGATCGATCGGCGGGCGGGCACGAGCTATTGCGCCAGTTCCTCGAGCAACGCACCTCGGGCCTCGAGCGGCACGAGCTCGCGGCGCCGGCGCCGAGCGATGATCAATTCGAGTTTGTGATGAGCGACGAGTCGCTCGATCGCATGGGCGACGTGGTCAAACAAAATTGGGTGCTGAAATATTTCAAAGAGCATCCGATCGCGCTGTTCAACCACGACCGCGACCAGGTGATCGGCAAATGGGCGAACGTGCGCGTCGAGGGCAAGCGGTTGCTCGGCCGGCTCGAGCTCGCCGCCGAGGGCACAAGCGCGCTCGTCGACACCATCCGCAAGCTGGTCGCGCAAAAGATCCTGCGCGCGGTGTCGGTCGGATTCCGGCCGCTCGAAAAGGAAAAGCTCAACGCCGAGGCCAGCGAGTTTTGGGGCCCGTTCCGTTTTCTCAAAAATGAGCTCTTGGAATGTTCGTTGGTCGCGGTGCCGGCGAACCCGAATGCACTCAGCACCGCAAAGTCGCTCAACCTCTCGAGCGATGCGATCGCGCAGATCTTCCGCAAGCCCGCACATGAGGATCCGCGACGAGCTCTCACCGGCAAGCCCGCCAAATCCCTCGTTCCTATCGGAGCGAAAATGCAGATCTCACGCTCACAACGCATCGAGGCCGCAGAGGCGAGCCTGGTGCAGATGACTGATCGTCTCGAATCTCTCGACGGCCTGGAAACCCGCGACGAGAACCAAGAGGCGGAATACCTCGCGCTGCCGCAGCAGATCGAGCAAACCACGGCAAGCATCGCGGCCATGCAAGCGGCCGAAAAGGCGCTCGGGCTCAAAACCGGCACGCGCTTGCCGGCGACGAACCGGATCCAGGCGCCGGCGGTGATCCCGCGGCGGATCCCCGACTCGAACCAACGCGAGTTTGTTTACAAAACACTCACCGCGCTGTTCGTCTCGAAAGCCAACAACCAATTGCTCGAGCAAGTCGTGCGCGAGCGATACGGTCACGACGAGATCGCCGGCTCGGTTATCCGCGCCGCGGTCGCGCCGGCCAACACGACGGTTGCCGGATGGGCGGCCGAGCTCGTCGGCGTCGCGATCGCCGATTTCCTGAATCAATTGCCGCGCTCGGCGATCTATCCGGTGCTGCAACGGCTCGGGAGCTCGTTCACGTTCGGACGCGACGGCCAGATCAAGGTGCCGTCACGGGCGGCGACGCCGAAAATCAACGGCTCGTTCGTCGGTGAAGGTCAGCCGATCCCCGTGCGCAAGGCGGGGCTCACCTCGATCACGCTGACGCCGAAAAAAATGGCGGTCATTTCCACCATGACCAAGGAAATGAGCGAGCACTCGACGCCGTCGATCGAGAGCGTCATCCGCCAGGCGATGAACGAGGACACCGCCGAGGCGATCGACATCGCGTTGATCGACAACGTTGCGGCGGATGCGATCCGGCCGGCCGGACTCTTGAACGGGCTCACGACGCTCACGCCGGCAGCGTCGGGGACGCAATTCGAGAAGATGGTCGCCGACATCAA